AGAGGGTACTAACATGAAAGGTGTAAAGCACTATAAGAAAGATGGTACTGCACATACAGGTAACTCACATAAGATGGCTGACGGCAGTTTACACAGTAACAAGTCTCACACGAAGACAAGCCAGAAGCTGTTTCATTTTAAAGACCTCTCAGCTAAGGCCAAAGCTAAAGCAAAAGGTAAATAAACAAAATAGTTCTTGACTTTTGCTTCATTATATGTTATAATAATACTATAGTATACTTTAATATACTTTAACTTTGTTTTATAAACTATAACAAACTGTCCTTTAGGGAGAAACAGTTAATGATTGATACAGATAAAGAACTAGAAACATACTACGAAGATATGCTTACTACGTTTCGTACAGCAGGTTGGAAGACACTAACGGAAGACCTCCATACAAACGCAGAAGGTATTAACTCTGTAGAAGCAACTAAAGATGAGAAAGACCTTTACTATCGTAAGGGACAACTTTATGTCATTTCAACGTTGTTAAACTTAGAAGAACACGTCCGTGACGCATACGACCGTCTAGGGGATAACCCCGATGCCGCTCTATGATTTTAAATGCGAAGCAGGACATACTAGCGAACGATTCGTAAGTAGTGACACTAATGAAGTAGACTGCAATGAGTGTGGTCTACCTGCGGTAAAACAGCTATCTTCTTTCGGCACTTGGACAGAGAAACATAACGGAACATCGTCAAACAACTGGGTCAAGAAACGAGAGCAAAAGATGGCTTTAGAACGTAAGGCAAATTCATAAGGTGTATGAACCCTTACATAATATAAACCTCCATAATACTAAAAGGTACGGAGTTTAATAATGGCAACATTTATAGATGACGAGCGTCCAGAAGACGTTAATAACGAACAATTAAGTAACATTGAAGAACTAGGTCAGGCAGCTCCGCAAGAGCCAACACCTGCACCTGAAGAAGCTATCCCTGATAAGTACCAAGGAAAGTCAACCGCTGAGATTGTACGGATGCACCAAGAAGCTGAGAAGCTCTTAGGAAAGCAAAGCGGAGAAGTAGGGGAGTTACGTTCTGTTGTTGATAGTTATATACAGACACAACTCGACACAACACCAGCACAAGTAACAAATACATCTGACCCCGACGAAGATATTGATTTCTTTTCTGACCCCGACAAGGCTGTCGAAAGAGCTATCCGTAATCATCCTTCAATTAAGAAGGCAGAGGAAACAAACCGTAACAACTTACGACAGACCGCCCAAAGTAAATTACAATCACGTCATCCCGACATGAATGAAATTGTACAGGACGGTAAGTTTGTTGAATGGATTAAAGCCTCTAAGATTCGTACACAGCTCTTTGCTCAAGCAGACCGTCAGTATGACTACGAAGCCGCAGACGAACTCTTTACCAATTGGAAAGACCGTCAAGGTGCTGTAGCTCAAACTGTAACTGCTGAGAAGAACACTAGAAAAGCCGCTGTAAACTCTGCCTCCACAGGCAGTACCAGAGGAACTGGTGAACAGCGAGCGAAAAAGATATATCGTCGCTCAGACATTATTAAACTAATGAAAACCGACCCTGACAGGTATATGGCCTTGTCTGACGAAATCACACAAGCCTATGCTGAGAAAAGGGTACGGTAAACTAAACTCTTTTTATATTATATAAGGTAGACTATTATGTCCACAGCAGTATATCCAACGGCGGCAGCTATTGTCGCAAAAACCGAAGCAGCAAGTTTTATTCCAGAAATCTGGAGTGACGAGATTCGCGCTTCTTACGAGAGCAGCTTAGTAATTGCTCCTAAAGTTAAAAAAATCAGCATGACTGGAAAGAAAGGCGATAAGGTTAATATCCCTGCTCCTATCCGTGGTGCCGCTGCTGTTAAAGCCGCTGACACTCGGGTAACAATCCAGTCTAACGTAGAAGGCACCGTACAGGTAGAAGTAAACAAGCACTACGAATACTCACGTTTCATTGAAGACATTGTTGAAGTACAGGCTCTTTCTTCTTTGCGTAAGTTCTACACTGAAGACGCAGGCTATGCCCTAGCTAAGCAGATTGATTCTGACATTCTAAATTTGGCTAAGACTTTGGGTAATGCCACCGGCACTTATGTCAACACTGCTTCTTTTTACAACGACGCATCTACCGGCTTGACTGCTTTCGCGGAAAACACTGTAGTTCCTGCTGACGTGTTTACTGATGAAGCATTCCGTGCCTTGATTCAGAAGATGGATGATGCCGACGTTCCTATGACTGACCGTTGCTTCGTAGTACCACCTTCAATCCGTAATGCTATCATGGGCATTGACCGTTACCAGTCTTCTGACTTCACTAATGCTCAAGGTGTTCAGAATGGTAAGATTGGTGAGTTGTATGGTATCGACGTTATGGTATCTACTAACTGTCCTACCATCGAAACTGCTGATGAAAACACTGCTACTGGCGGTGGACGTATTCGTTCAGCTCAGCTTCTGCACAAGGACACTTATGTTCTTGCAGAACAGCAGGGCATCCGTTCACAGACTCAGTACAAGCAGGAGTTCTTAAGCACTCTGTACACTGCTGATACTCTGTACGGTGTTAAGTGTCTACGTCCAGACGCAGGCTTCTCACTAGCTGTAAATGGCTAAGTAACAAACTAAGGGGCTTCCATAAGGGAGCCTCTTTTTTACTTTCGGGCTATCACGCCTTCTTATATACACATAGGAAAACTATTATGTCTACTTTGACAATTGATGCAAATGCAAAACCAATTCAAGTTCTACGTCCTACTTCCACTTCTAAAATTGCCATTTCTGGCTCTTCCAATGCTGCTAACAGTATAGGCGCAGGCACTCGTGTTGCCCGTATTGTCGCCACTGTTGACTGCTTCTATAAAATTGTTGGCCCTGCGGCTGTTACCGATGCTTATCTCCCTGCGAATACTATTGAGTATGTTCACGTATACGGTGGAGAAAACGTTGCTGTAATTACCGGCGGTGCTTCAGGTTCTGCATACATTACCGATATGGTGTAAGCCATGTATGGTTTAGGTGTAAACAGACTAGGCGCTACTAATAGGTCTCACGACATTCTAAGGTTGTTTGCTAATGCCGAGCAGGGTGCTTGGTATGACCCTTCCGACTTTTCCTCCATGAAACAAGTATCTGACGGCACAGTTGCTGCGGCTGTAGGCTCCCCTGTAGGCTATATTGAAGATAAGTCTGGCAATGGTAACACTGCTATACAAGCTACTGCGAATGACCGACCGACCCTAAGAGAGGCAGGTGGTTTATATTACTTAGAGTTTGCAGGCGCTCAGGGTTTACAGACAGGCAGTGTAGACTTTACAGGTACAGACACAATGACAGTTGCTGCGGCCTGTAGAAAAACTGGAACAGGTAGTCAAGTTGTAGCTGAACTGTCTGCTACTCTTAGCTCTAACAACGGTTCTTTCCGTTTGTTTGCTACTAACACGTTGTGGCGTTATTCCTCTAAAGGTACAAACATAGTAAACGGAACAGGCACTCCTTATAACTCTCCTACAACAAACGTGTTGTTAGGTACAAGTGATATAAGTGCTGACCAGTTGACCTTTAGAGTTGATGGCGACCAAGAAGCTAATCCTACAAGCGACCAAGGCACAGGAAACTACGGCAACTATCCTATTAACATTGGCGCTAGGAACAACAACGCAAGTTTAGCACTAACTGGTTTTATCTACGGTCTGGTTATTAGAAATACTGTTTCAAGTGCAGTCGACATCTCAAACATTGAAACTTACCTTGCAGGGAAATCAGGAGTATCTTTATAATGAATACTTATGCTACTATTATTGTAAGAGACTCTAACAAAGCACAGGCTCAAGAAGTTATTTCTGAACTGTACGGTAACAGCAACGGCTTAAACCTTTTTAAAATAGAACTTAAAGGTTCTTTTAATCGTAAGTACTGGACAAGTTATGGCCCTTTTCTAACAGAAGAGTTTGAGGCTTTAGAGGCTTCTGGATTAGCTTTTATTATAGAAGAAGGGCAAGACTATTCAGAAGTTTTTACTTCAAATAACTTTACAAAAGTTGTTGTTGAGGAGGAATAATGCCTACTTCCATTATAACTAAAAATAATGCAACCGCCGGTGATGTCCCTAGCACTGGTGACTTAGCTGTAGGTGAACTAGCAGTCAATTTAGTTGATAGAAAACTATTTATAAAAGACAATACAAACGCTATTGTTGAGCTTATAGGTAGTAACGATGCCAACTTAAAAGACTTTGGGGCTGTCGGTGACGGCTCAACTAATGACAGTGCCGCTGTGATAGCTGCTCTTAACTCAGGAAAAAACCTGTGCGTCCCTAAAGGTGTATACTACATCCCAAACTGGACTACCGTTACTAAGTCTACCGACTTTGTGATGTATGGCGCAGGAACTTTTAAAGGGTTGAACAAAACAGACACGTTTATTAAACCGCTTGCTAGTACCGCAGTAATAGGTGTTGGCTTTGAGGAGCTTGGTTTTGCGTTCGCTAATGCAAACGGAGACTCAGGAACTGTTGATAATTTTTACCTAAACAACGCAACTATAAAGAACTGTGGCGGCGGTATAAACCTTGAAAGACCAGTCAATAAGTTTACCGTAACTAACTGCACCTTTGATACCTTAACCGCAGATAAGCCTATACGAGTAGGGCGTAAC